GTCCTTTTACAAGACCTGTACCTAATAAAGCTGATTCAAGTAAAGCATTTCTTATTTCAGACGAACCATTAGATTCTTCAATCTGATCATGGATTAGTTTTTCCATGCGTCTTGCTGCTTTTTGTGCTGGGTTTATTTCTAAGACTTTAGGATTAGGACTACTTCCTTGAACAAGCATATCTCCTGCTTTATCTTCTACAGAATCTGTAAAAACACCTTTAGCAAAAGTAGCTCCAGCCTTTAATGTTTTTCCATCTCCAACATATCCAACATCATACATATTTTCTTGAGGTTCATCTTCTATACGATTACCTATATTATCAGGTATTGAAGTTTCTATATCAGGAATTGGATTAGCAGTATCTAAATGAGCAGAACCAAGTTCTCCTTCAGGTATTTTAGTTTCACTAATACCTATTGGAAACTTACCTGTACCAAATATTACATCTACTAATTGACCAAAGGCTGCCAATACTCTTGTTTTAGTTATTTTTACAAAGATTCTAGATTTTTCAGAGGCTCTAAATTTAACTGATTTATTATAAAATCCACGATAGTTTTCATAAGCTCTTAACCATCTTCTTTCATCTAGATCTCTTTTTTCTTCTGCCTGAGTATACCTAGATTTAATCAAGCCTACTAAATTAGATTGTTGGTTTTCTTCTAATTTTAATGTTTTACCTGTTTCGCCTTCCACATCTTCAAAAAGATGATTTGAATCTAAAAAAGTAGTTTTATCTTTTGCCATAGGTTAATATCCAAATGTTGAGTCTGATGGTGAATAGGCATCAGATATAAGTCTTAATCTTCTATCATAAGGATGGTCTAATCTTGGGCGACTCATTAGCATATAAAGTAAAGCATCATAAGAATGGTCAGAAGCATGGGTATCAACATCTAGCAAATGAGTCTTAGAGAGTGGGATACCTTGCACTTCTCTTATTAAATTAATGCAATTATTCACTATCTGTAATCGTGGCCTTCCGTTTTCAGGTCTTTTTCTTAAATGCTCATGTATCTGAACTTTACCTGCAATTCTATTCTTATCTGCCCTTCTTAACTTATGTCCTTTTCCAACAAGTATTTCCCCGATAGTAGGCCCAGAATATCCTGTTCTAGACCAAGCAGCTGTATCTAAAACTCCTGCTATGGATTTTATTTCAGCTTCTTCCATCTGTGTTATTTTATCGGCCAGCGCATTTCCTGTAAGACCTTTTTGGTATAGTTCTCTATAAATAATGATGGTCTTGTCTTCAGGATCAACGGCTGCCCATAAACAACAACTTTCTGCAGCGTATCCATAGTCTACGCCTTTAAATCTTTCCCACCAAGACGGTATTTCAAAAGGAGTTATTACATGAGATTCTATTTCAAACTCAGCAAACGCTGCTCCTTCCGCTACATCCCAATTACCTTCTAGTAATTGTTTACGCTGTACAGCAGGAAGCGAGTTAAGCATCCTTTCATATTCACCATCTTCTGCTAAATACGGATTATCCTGTAATCTAGCAGGAATGAATTTTCTTGTTAAGCCATCATGCCCTATAAAAGCTTTATTATACTCGGAAGGCATTACATATCTTTTCTTTACCCAATGCGCACCAACTCCACCTGGGTTTGCTGTGCATCTTAAATAAGTTTTTAAAGAAGGATCTGTTGTTCTTAATCGAGAGGCTAAATAGTTCCAACCAAATTCTGTCGGTAAATGTGTTATCTCATCAAAACCAATCCAACTATAGGCTTGACCTTGATAACGATAGACATCTGCATCTCGTTCCAAGAATCCAAACTCTATCTTTGCGCCACTTGGGAAGTTCCAGAGCTTTTCAACTTCTCGAAACTTAGCTCCTTTAAAGGCTTTGGGATAAAGTTCCCTTGACTTATCTATCAATTCTCTTAGTTCAGGCATTGACTTTCTTAATATCAACGCTCTATGAACAGGATTATGGCAAGACCGCAATGGATCAATCACCATCGCATAACTCTTACCACCTCCAGCAGCCCCACCATAAAGAACATCCTTTTCTGATGCAGCTAAAAAATCTTTTTGCGGACCTTCGTTGGGCATAAACTCAACATAAGATCCTGTTTCATCTAAATGTTTTTGTATTACATCTGGTAATTCTTTGCTTTCAGCTTCTGTAATAACATTAGATGTTAATGCTTTTTTACTTTTATTAAATGCTTTTTCCGCTTTCTTTAAGTTTCTGCGCAACTTTGTTACTTTTGCGTTCTTTTTCTTTAGTTTCCGTTGTGCATGAAGAGCAGCTTTAATATCTGATAACTCAGAATTTTTAGGTCTTCCCCTTATTTTCTGCGGAGTTCCGTCTTTCTTTAGTATATAGTTCCCTTGAGCATCTGTCAAGTATTTTTCAGGATTTTTTTCCCAGTCTTCCATATACCTTATCTACATATTTTTTTAGACCAACCCTGGAAAGGCTTCTACCAGTTTCCGCTTCCAACCAATCAACACCTATTCCAAGACTTATCTCACCTTTATTAACAGATTCCGATACTTCTTTTAAGATACTAAGTTCTTCAGGTATCGGTTTAAGATAACCTTTTATCATAGACAATTCATAACCAAAAGGAATAGTCGAAGTAGCTCTTTTTATATAATTTTCAGGAATCAGCATACTTGTTTTATTTTTTATCATTAAAATTCCGCAAATGCTTTAGATCTTCTTGATACTTTAAACGCTCTTTATGTTGTTTAAATTTTTTAAGTTGATAGCGTTGTGCTTGTTTTTTAAAAAATCCATCCCTGTTATTACGTGTCACAGCCAGGAAGAAAACTTTTCTTTTATCTCTGCATATAAATCAGGTTTCAACCGTCTTATAGCAAGAATAGCTATAACAGCTACGATTACTATACCTATTAGAACATCCATATATTAATCCTCGTCAATTTCAGTATAATGCCCTTCAGTTATTTCAATAGGAGCTTTATCTGGCATTAAAAAGATACCGCCACCTACATTATGGTTAACATCCACTTTATCTATCTTACCAACACCAACTCTATCCAACAAAGTCTGCGCTGCTGCCAACTTATTATTAGCTTGTACTATAGGTCTTGTAGATTCCATAATCTCTACAAGCTTAAAAGCGGCCTTTGGTGCTGAATTAGCCAATACTTCTTTAGTCAATTCCAATATTTCTGATTTCAAACTCTTAATAATAGAATAATGAGAAGAAGAATAACCTGCTAACTCCGCTGCTTTCTTGGCATCGCCTTCGGTTTCTACAAGATGAACAAGAAAAGACTTCTGTTTCTTTGTTAATTCTCTTTTTGTGTCTCTTTTTACTATGCTATTTAATACTGCCATTAAAATAGTATATAGCTCATATAAGATTCTGTCAAGTTTTTTACGATAATACTTGACAAAAGTGAATCTGGACTATATAATAAAGAGACACCCTGCCCCAGCCCCCCTTTTAATATATATATAGATACTATATAGTTCTTTATGGTCTATATGGTTCTACATGGTCTATAGAGTTCTCTATAGTACCATAAAGCCCTAAAGAGTAGTAGAGTTAACTAGCGGTCTGCAGCTGGTTCATAGTCTATTTTGTCCTAAAATGTATAATCATGCTATATATATACTATGTACCCCCTATGGTCTCCTGCGCCCCCCTTAGACTCCATAGTCTCCATAGCTACTGAGACGCTATCAGGTTCTCCATAGTCTATGTAGACCATAGAGGGTACATTTATATAGAGTAAATCTAGTTAACAGCGATAATGGAGTCTATGGAGTACATAAATGTTATTCTTTTCTCCAATAACTCCATAGACCCAACAGACTAGATTTACACAATTTATATAAGCTAAGTATTTGAATTGATTGGGGCATTGTACACCTCTCCTTCGTTCAAGATGGTAGTAAATAGAGTGGCCATCAGGAGGACGATGCCCATGAAATTTAATTCAAATCTACATAGCAATAATGTGTGTAAATCTGTGTATAAGTTCGTGTGTAATATATGGCTTTCTTTTTAGCCTATTACGCACAGCTTATGCAGCATATTTATGCACATTCAAAACAGCGTTCGTAGAACTCATTTTAAATCACACATCGTTCAGAGAACACATTAGCAGCGGGTGGATAAAGGGCGCGCAGCGGGCTTCATTTTTTTTTTTTTTGATCTCCGATTTAGGGTTTGCCTGGCATTGGAGCTTTATCGATGCCAAGCCAAAGCCCGTTTTTATTTCTGTTCGATCGTACGGGTCTTGTTTAGGCTGCCAAAGCAATGCACATAAAAATGTATATTTCTTAGTAAAATTCCTGTAGAATTAGAGGTACAAACAAACAAAGGGGTACGCAAATGAAAAACTCAATAATGGAAAAAATAGAAACAGTTCTCACAGAAGATGAGCAGAACGAATTGTTCGGTGAGATTGCTCGGGGTGCGGAGCTTATGAGATTTAATGGAACTGAGAAGATGGTTCGTGAAATCTACGGCAGAGAAGATTCTATATGGGATGGATACCTTCAAGAAAAATATACCAAGCTCATTAAATCAGGGAAGGAATTTTTCTGCGGTTTTGATGACTGGCACGTTAGAAACGCGGGCAAAGTTCTCCGCAACTATTACACCAAGCAACGGAGTTGTGAACTCTAAAAAATAAATTATCCCACGAGGGGGTTGAGATTCCCCCTCACTAATTTCGCCAAAGGGGGCGCACATGCAAAACATAAAAGAACAAAAAAATACAACAATTAAAAATATAACTTGTTACGGAGATATTCTACAAGCTGATAGTCTTATCATAGCTGATGAAAATGACGAACATATCATTGATAATTGGCATTTTGAAAAAGTTAGAACCTTTTTATCATGGAACGAAGCAGTAGATTACCTTATTGAAAATTATAAGTTTTATGGTGAAATTCAAGAAATTTGTATTGATTAAAGGGGGATTGAACGATGAAAATATATGCAGCGAATTTAGCAGAATATAATAGCGGGCGAATGGTAGGTGATTGGATAACACCAACTGATCACGAAACATTTGATGATTTTAATAAGGCAATTAAAAAGGCAACTAAAAATGCTGATGAAGTAGCCATCCATGATTATGAAGATTTACCTTCTTGGTCATTTGGAGAGTATCCAAACATGAAAAAATTATATAATTTCTGTCATGCGGCAAAAGATAGTCATATAGAATTGAACGCTATCATGGCGTACGCGGATAATTTTCATGATTCATTAAATAATAATGATTTAATACAAGATGCAGAAAATGATTATGTTGGAGTCTTTGATAATTTCAAAGAATATGCAGAACAATATTGCTATGATGTAGGAGATTGGCAATCCATACCGCAACATTTACAATATTATTTTGACATGAAGTCATACTCCGATGACCTCGAACATAGTTATATGGTCTTAGAATTACCCGCATATGAAGGAGTCGCAATATTTAATAATAACTAATTGCTCCCCTAGCAAACGGAAAGGTTACGAATAGCACCGTATTAAAGCCAAGCAATCAAACGCCTTTTCAGGCTAGGAAGGAGGAAAAAATAAGATTGAACGAGGTAACTAAAATGGAAAACTCTTACAACACAGAATTGAACGCAGTAATGTTTAAAAGCATGATGTTTACATACGATCGATTAGTTAAAAAATTTTCTTATCATGAAGC